CGATTGACCACCGTAAGTGGTTGTTAAGAAGGCTAAATCGAAACATCGGTTTAGCCCGTATTGCGTTCTGGAGAAGAGATTGCAGATTATAGAAAATAAAGCGTTGCTACTAAAGCTACGCGACCCCGGCAGGGTTACAACCGTCATACCGAAATCAAAAGTACTTGATTCGGGCGAAGTGCTAGTGAAGTGGGGGCTGGAAGAAGCTCAGGTACTAAAGAACTTACGTATTAAAAACGTACCGAGTCCGATACTAGGTAGCTACAGTTGGCCCGGCTACTACAAACCATTTGCACATCAGAAAGAAACTGCGGCGTTCCTCACGCTACACAAGCGAGCGTTTTGTTTCAACGAGCAGGGGACAGGCAAGACGGGCAGTGTTATATGGGCAGCAGACTACCTACTGTCTATCGGTGCTATTAAGCGTGTGCTTGTGATCTGTCCTCTGTCTATCATGCAGTCAGCTTGGCAGAATGATTTGTTCAGATTTGCTATGCACCGCACCGTTGCCATTGCGCACAGTTACACCAGAGACAAACGCATACAAGCTGTTAATAGCGATGCCGAGTTTGTGATTGTGAACTACGACGGACTGAACATTATTCAGGACGCAGTAGCTAAGGGTGGGTTCGACCTAATTGTGATTGACGAGGCTAACGCATACAAGACTGTCTCCACAACTCGTTGGAAAACTTTAAACGCTATCGTCAAGCCTGACACATGGGTGTGGATGTTGACGGGTACACCTGCATCACAATCACCTACGGACGCATACGGTCTGGCTAAGTTAATTGCCCCGAGCCGAGTACCTAAGTTTTACGGATCATTTCGTGACATGGTGATGCAGAAGATCACGCAGTTTAAATGGATGCCCAAGCCTAGCGCAGAGAACATCGTGCATGATGTACTGCAGCCCGCGATACGGTTCACGAAGGATGAGTGTCTGGATTTACCTGACATGACTTACACCACACGCGAAGTACCACTGACTGCACAACAGCTTAAGTACTACGAGATCATCCGTAAGAACATGCTCGCTACAGCAGCGGGGGAAGACATCACTACCGTTAACGCGGCAGCTAACCTAAACAAACTGTTGCAGCTTTCATGCGGTGCTGTCTATACGGATAGTGGAGAGGTTGTAACGTTCGATGCGTCTAACCGTATCAATGCGTTAAAGGAAGTTATAGAAGAAGCAAGCCACAAAGTACTTGTGTTTGTACCGTACAGGCACGCTATTGAATTAGTTACAGCGGAGCTACGCAAGGATGGTATTGAAACAGAGATTATTAACGGCGCAGTATCAGCGTCCAGAAGGACAGAGATATTCGCAGACTTCCAAACCTCCGACAAACCCCGAGTCCTTGTTATTCAGCCTCAAGCAGCAGCGCACGGCGTCACGCTCACAGCAGCAAACGTAGTGGTGTGGTTCGCACCCATCACCTCAGTAGAAACTTACTTACAAGCTAACGCTCGAGTGCATCGTGCAGGGCAACATAATCCTTGTACCGTCGTGCAACTGCAAGGCTCACCAGTAGAGAAGAAGATGTACAAGATGTTGGAGTCTAAGGTGGACATCCACAATAAGATGATTGACCTTTATAAAAATGTTTTGGAAGAGGTTGACACTGTATAGTTATAGTACTAAAATCTAGATGTAGTTAAAAACATAAAGGAAGAAGAGCATGGAAAACATAACAGCAGATAGGCTGGTCAAGATTTATATAAAGATCAGAGATAAACGCGCAGAGCTTACTAAAGAAGCTGATGCGCTTGAAGAGCAGCAAAATATTATCCAAGCCAAACTACTTGAGATTTGCAAAGACACGGGCGCAGAGAGTTTGCGCACTGAGTTCGGCACAGTCACGCGTCGTATATCAAAACGCTATTGGACAAGTGATTGGGATTCGTTCTACAAGTTTATGAAAGAGCATGACGCGATGCAGTTGTTGCAGCAGCGTGTGTCCAATGGGAATATGGAACAGTTCCTAGAGGAGAACCCCGACATACATCCACCGGGGCTAAATGTGGATGCTTCATTTGCAGTAACCGTTCGTCGTAAATAGGAGAAGATGTAATGAGTAATGATCTTGCAATGCTTGATGTTGGCCTTCCTGCGCACTTGAAGGCTTTGGAGCTTGATGACACAACTAAAGCCCTTATGGGTGGTGGCGGTGGTGGAAGCAAGCGTATCTCTATTGAAGGTGGTGTATGGCGTCTACTGGTTAACGGTAAAGAGATTGCTCAAAAGGAAGAGCGTAACCTCAATGCAGTTATCATAGCGGCTTCACCAAAAGTATCACGCACGTTCTATGCAGGTGTGTACAAGAAGGGTCAGTCCACTGCCCCCGACTGTTGGTCTGCTAACGGCGACTACCCTGACAGCACAGTTAAAGAGCCACAAGCTAAGTCGTGTGCTACATGCCCACAAAACGTAAGTGGTTCAGGTAGTGGCACTTCAAAAGCTTGCCGCTTCTCTCAGCGTCTTGCTGTGGTTCTGGACAACGACATCGGCGGCGATGTATTCCAACTAACCCTACCATCAACATCAATCTTTGGTGAAGGTGAGGCAGGTAAGTGGCCTCTGCAGATGTACGCTAAGATGATTGGTAGCAAGGGTGTGCCTATCACTGCAGTTGTAACTGAGATGCGCTTTGATACAGCATCGTCTACACCTAAGATTACGTTCAAGCCATTACGCTTCTTGGAGATCAATGAAATCCAAACAGCTATTGAACAGGGTAAGTCAGACGCTGCACAGAAAGCAATCACTATGACTGTCGCACAAGCTGACGGTGTACAGAAGCTAGCAGCACCCGCACCACAAGCACCTGAAGCAAAAGTCGAAGTCGCACCTGTTGAAGTTGAGACTGAGCCTGTCAAAGTAACTAAGAAGAAAGAAGAACCAGCACCTAAGAAAGACCTTGGTTCAATTCTTTCCGATTGGGACGATGACGACAAATAAGGGGTTGCTATGTCAAAGGGCTACTTAAGCTCTTTTGTCAATGATGTCAAGGCTGCAGATCAAAAGAAAATTGGTGTGCGCTTTGCTTTGTGTTGCATCTCTAACGACGTACCTGTAACTGATGTGGCGGAGTACTTCGGGGTTACCCGTATGACCGTATACGCATGGTTTCGTGGTAAAAATAACGTCCCTGAGAAGCATCATACGAAAATGCAGAAGTTCATTGATAAGCTGAGTTAGTGTTGTAGCAGGAAGAGCTAGGTTAGCTACCGAAGAGGGTGATGCCGTCCACCCCTGCTCTATCCTTTTTAATGACGGACAAGGACGGCTATGTTAACGACGAATGAATTCCTGTCAGCAGTACTGCCTCCAAGCGGTATGTACTGTGTGGTGGGTCTAAAAAAAGATGAGAAGCCAAAACAAAAGTTTGTAGAGTCAATAGAAAAAGTAGAAGAGCTAGCCAAAGAATTAGTAGCAGTGCAGTACGATGCGTACTTTGCACTCGCCTCGTTTACGGATGTTGCCGAAGGGCGCACCTCGAAGAACGCTGCGCAATTCAAATCTTATTTTCTTGACCTAGACTGCGGACTTGGTAAACCCTACGCCGATCAAGCTGAAGGGCTGTCGGCACTTAAACAATTTGTTAAAACCACAGGACTACCAAAGCCTACTATAGTTAACTCAGGACGTGGGGTTCATGCGTACTGGGTACTGGAAACATCAGTTGAACGTGATATTTGGAAGCCGTTAGCAGAACGACTCAAAGCCCTGTGTGAGAAGCACAAGCTCCATGCTGATCCTGCAGTGACCGCCGACTCTGCTCGCATACTGCGTGTGCCCGGCACATTTAATTATAAGAACCCTGAGTTCCCACTAGAAGTGCAAGTGCTTGCTGTAGGTGCGCCTGTATCTAACAGTGTGTTCGAAGCACTCGAAGCCCCAGAGGTTGATGTGTTTGCTGGTATGAGCGGGCAACCGTTTGTTCCTAGGCAGATGGATCCTCTTACGCTTGCGTTGATGGGCAACAACCAGTCTAAGTTTAAGACCATACTTATCAAGAGCGTGGAAGCCGAGGGTAAGGGCTGTAACCAGATATTGCAGATATACGAAGCTCAGGATAATATTGAGGAACCCCTCTGGCGGGCAGGGCTTTCTATCGCCCAACATTGTGTAGACCGAGATAAGGCTATCCATGCAATATCCAACAAACACCCAAATTACTCAGCAGCGGAGACTGAAAGAAAGGCTAACGAGACTCGAGGCCCGTACACCTGCATCACTTTTAGAAAGCTCAATGCAGCCGGTTGCGAAGGATGTACCCACAAGATTTCGTCGCCTATTATGTTGGGCAAAGAGTTTGCTGAAGCGACAGAAGAAGACAACATAGTTGAAGTCCCTGAGACTGAGACCGCCCCTGCACAAACCGTAGTCATACCCAAGTACCCTTTTCCGTTTGTACGAGGCAAAGTCGGTGGCGTATATATCCGTAAGAAAGACGAAGAGCTTGGTGACATGGAAGAGCTTATCTATCCTTACGACTTCTATGTAGTCAAGCACATGAAAGACCCCGATGTAGGCGTGACACTACTCATGCGTCTGCACCTACCTAAAGACGGTATCCAAGAGTTCATCATGCCGTTGGCTGCGGTGATGGCTAAGGACAGATTCAGAGACACAATCGCATCGCATGGCATTGCCGTGCTAGGTAAAAAACAGGATTTACTAATGGCTTACATAACACGGTGGGTGGAGGAGCTACAAGCTTCCAACGAAGCAGAGAAAGCACGTAGACAGTTTGGTTGGTTGCCAGACGACTCCGCGTTTATTCTTGGTGATAGAGAGATCAGAACTACCGAAATTAAATACAGCCCACCTACTGCAACGACGCTACCGCTTATACCTACGTTTCGCCCAAGGGGGGACTTCCATATATGGAAGGACGTAGTGTCTTACTACCGCACCGAAGGTCTGCAAGCTAAAGCGTTTGCATTGTTCTTGGGGTTTGGTAACGTCCTACTGAAGCACACAGCAGTGAAAGGATACTTGCTAAGCCTTAAGTCACAAGGTTCAGGTTCAGGTAAGACCACATTACTCAACGCAATCGGTAGTATCTACGGTAACCCGACCGAGCAG